CTAGCGCTCCGCAATATCCAGACCGCTCCGCAATTCGTGGAGGTGGCGGGGCGGATTGCTCTGTTGAGCGTCGTACCAAGCTTGGAACTTCGCGCCGTCATCGGGCCCGTCGAATGTGACCAAGTACCTGGTTTCCTTTCGGGCACCTTCGACTGGCGGCGCGTCAGAGTACGGACCGACTCGCCAATCTGCGTCGACTTGTGTCACGGTGGCATTGCTGCCCGAGGCAGCAATGCCGTGGTTCACTTCCTCAAGCTTGGAAGGTGTGATTAGCAGAGTGTTTTGATGCACCTGCAGGTATTCATCGCTGTTCATGAGCATTGACCTCCGGTTGGGACTTCATGTTGCCTCAACGGGAAATTGCCGTGGTGACGCGGCCTAGGCGGAACCTAGTCGAAAGCATAACGCCCCGACTTTTCTGGTTATAGCGGGTTCACTTTATTTAGTTGGGGTTGCCTTAGACCCTCTCTTCTTCCGGACGTAGATTTCGGTCGTGGTGACCGATGAATGCCCGAGCTGGGCCTGCGCCTCGCGAATGTCCTTTGCCGAATCGGCCTTGTCCGTGCCCGCCTTGGCGCGTAAATCCCGGAACTGGAATTCCCCCTTTGGAATGCCCGCAGCCTTCCTGGCCTTGTCGAACCGGTAGCGCAGGGCCGCACGCCCCAGGGCCAAGCCCTCGTCGTCCACGATCAGCCGCGTGCTGTAGACCTTCTCTCGCCCGTTCGGGCACTTCTCCCCCTTTCGCTTTGCAATGCGCTCGAGCAGCGCAGCCAGCTCGCCTGTGATCTCCATGGTGACGCGGTTGCTGGTCTTCGACTGCTGGATGATGAGTCCGCGCGCTGTAACCTGGCGCACGTCCATGGACCACACGTCGCCAACGCGCTGGCCGGTTAGGTAGGCCAGATCCATGGCGTCGCGCAGAGCTGCGTCGGCATATGCATAGACGGCGCTGAAAGCGTCATCGTCCACGTAAACGTCGCGACCGGCTTCCTTGTTGCGACGAATGCCCTCGCACGGGTTGGGTAGATCGGTGATGCCTTTGCCGCGTGCCCAGTTCCAGATATGCGAGAACAGTGAAACCTCACGGTTCGCGATCACCTTCGCCTTGCGCCAATCCAGATACTGCCGGATGTTGATCGGACGGATGGCTTCAAACGGCGCTGGCGGTGCGTCGAAGTAGCTCAGCAGCGCGGTGATGCAGCGATTGTTGAGGCGCTGGGTGGTGACGGCCTTGGTAGGAACCACCTCGGCGCGGTAGCGATCGGCAACGTGCCGGAAGGTCACGACAGCCGCTGCGGGGATCGTGCTCGCGTGTTCGATCTCGGCCCATCGCTTGATGGCCACGCCGTAGTCGCTGCCGAGGGGTGTTTCGCGCCTCGGCTTTCCGCCGTGGTCATAGTAGTAATGGATAACGCCCGATTTCTGCTTGCGTGGCCTGAACCGGGGGATTGCCCCCGGCTTACTCGGTTTCCGTCCCATTTCAAGCGACCTTGCTGGAAGTCCATGTCGGCGGCGCCTTTGGTGCATGCGCCGTTCCCTCGACACTGGAGCGGAGCACGACCGGCCAGTCGTGCGCGTCCAGGTAGTGCTTGATCCCGTTCTTGCGGAGAAATGCCGCCTGGCGCGCGCGCTGCGGCGTGCGGCACAGGCCGGCGATCTCGTCCCGCGACAAGTACATGTCAGACGGCACTGGCCACCTTGCCTCCGCCTGACATCACCAGGCGCATCTGTACAACGTTGTCGGCAACGGCTGCCGGCGACTGAGCCCGCGCGCTGCGGGCCGGCCGGTTGAGCAGGCGCCACGCTTCGATGGCCTTGCCCGGATCGGCATGCTTGCCGGTCGACCTGCAGGCGCACTCCACCAGGTGGCCACCGCCGGCGGACGCGCAGCGCTTGTCGTGGATGTGGCGCGCGCGGTGGCCGGCGGCGCAGTTCGGCAACCCTTCCGGGTGGCTGATATGTTCTTGGGTCATGTGTCAGCTCCGATGGAAATGCGGGGAATGGCTGGCGCTACACTGGGGTGCATGAGTCAATATGCGAACTCGACGCATGCGGAGTTGTGGCTCCGCGCCAAGGCTGAGGCGGGCGCTCTTCGACAGAGCGCTGACGTTCAGGACTTGGTATTGGCCAAGAGGCCGACGACGCATTGGCAGCGGCAGCAGATCCGAGCCGCCATGGCTCCGGGCGCTGACCGGTCGCTGGCCGACCTGTTGGACGCACTGGCCAGGCAGGTTCACCACGGTGAGCACCTGGAGGGCGACGCCGCGCAACAGCTTCTGGAGCCGGGCGCGACGCTGCTGACTGTGTTCGGCCCTCGGCTCGCGAATGGGCAGAGGAATGCTCGCCACCAGGTCGTTCTGGAAGCGGCAAACCTGGTGCTTCGGACGCGAGCGAAGGAATGGCTCAATGCGGGAAAGCCCGGAGAGACCCGGCATGATCGAGCTATTGCCAGCAATCGCGGCTTGGCGGCCGTGCTGGGGGAGCTTGAGGCGGAGCGGAAGCGCTAGAGCGGTCATGCGAACAGGTCCAGTTGGGCCGGCAGTGCCGGTGCGCGCGGGGGTTCCGGCAGTGAGGCGGGGGCGGTAGCGCGCACACGCGCGCGCTGAGCGGCGTTGAACGAGAACCAGTAGCCAAGGCCATTCCTCCGCGCTCGCGCCTCGCTGAGGAATACGCGCGCTGTGTGCTTGGCCTGTGCAGCGGTGAGCAGCTGGTCAGCCATGGGTGGCCACCGAGGTGACACGAGCCGTGGCAGAATGCCGACCACACCACGAATGGAGTTCGGGATGAGCATGATGGATGGAGTGAGCCAGTGCTGGTTGCTCAGCCGATCTTGTGTAATCGATTGGGATGCTTGGGCTGCCATCGCCACGGCAGCTGCAACTGGGCTTGCTCTCGCTCTTGCTCTCAAAGAGACGAAAGCGCGTCATCGCAAAGCCAAGCACGACGCATTGCGATCGAAGATCGCGCTTTATCCCCACGTCCATGAAGCTCAAGCTGCGGTCACATCCCTGGGCTCGGTCATTCGTGCTGACGCTCATCTCATCATTCCGAATGTCGAGCATGAGATCCAAAGGGTCACGGCTGCCATGGAGGCCATTAAAGGAACCGGCCACCAGCTGGAAGAAGGTGATGCGCTGTTGCTCGCCAACGCCACGTCGCTTGCTGAGTACGTTGTTCGTCAGTCCAAAAGACTGGTCAACCTCGATGCGGCCGCACACAGTGACGCTGCGCTTCGTGACGACTGGGCGAGAGATGCCCGTAAGGCAACACAACTCTTTCTTGACCTTGCCTCCGATTACAAGAGAGCTACGAAGGCGTAGCAGGTCACCGCAAACGCAGCACTGGCAGATTGGCATGCATTTCCCATTGCGCGCCTCCGTGTCTTTGGTGATCGCCTTCATCTCCAGCCCCTCAGGTACTCGCCGAATGTCACGCCACCGTCGTAGCGCAGGAACTGCTGGTAGCGCTGCTGGGATCGGGTCAGTTTCGGTGGCGGCGGAGTGTGCTCCTGCACTGCTGCGCGGCCGGCCTGGGTGACGTTGAACAGGTCGCTGCCGCCGGTGAGCGCATTGCCCGCGCGCCGGACCATGAATCCACGCTCGACCAGCGCCATGCAGTGTTGGTGGTCGGTGCCGCCTGGGCCGGTGACGAAGTGACTGCGGTAGCTGCGCTCCAATCCGCCCTCGCCAACGCCCAGGGCGTGGCGAAGGATCTGCAGCTCGGCTTCCGGCAGAGCGCCGGTGGTCGTTTGGTCAGCCATTGCCCACCGCCTGGTTGTCGATCTTGGACAGCAACTCCTCCATGACGGCGATCCCCTCGCGGTAGATACGGGCGTCGTTGTTGTAGTCGTGCTCGCCCTTGGTCTCAATCTCGCGGGTTCCGGGTGCGCAGGGATCGGCGGGCAGGTGCGAGCGCCACTGCTCGATCCGTCGCTGCAACAGTGCACGCATCGCGTCCAGGTCCACGGCCTGCGCGGGCGGTGCATGCCGCTCCATGATCAGTCGCAGGTCGAGCATCCGGATGCACACCGTGTCGGCGGCGTCAGGGTCTTCCGGATCAAGCTCGCACACGTCGCGGATGACAAGCTCGAACCATTCAGGGATAGACCCCACCGGCTGGCGGGCGGCGAGGGCGGCTACCAGCGCGTCGTAGGTGGCCATAGAAATCGTGCCGCTGTAGTCACCGCTATCAATGTCGCTGATTACGCGGCGCGCGGCTTCGTGCAGCGCATCCTGACCACCCGGGGTGGGCTGGACAGGAATGATCGCGTCGTGCAGCTCCATGGCCTGCTGGCTGTAGCCGATGCCGTGAGTCCCTGCGTTGTACGCGTCACCAATCAGGTCGCGTGCGCGGTCGTACGGCACAGTTGCCAGCCTCACCCTCCCACCGGGCTGCACGTCCGCCAGGGTCTTGTTGTCGTTGCTCATGCCTGCATGTCCTTGCTGTTGGTGGAGCGCGCGCTGTGCGCGGCGAGGTGTTCCCAGCGTTCGGCTTCGCCCAGGTAGTACTCGTGTCGTTCCTGTCGGACGGTGGCGGTGAACTGCACATCGTTCAGGGCGCGCTCGGCGGCGGCGCGGTTGGCCGCTGCCATGCGGGCTGGGTCGTGATCGAAGATGTCGAGCTGGTTACGCACGCTGGACTCCTGGAATGGGTTGCCGGCTGGTGGAACCCGGCCGGCGCGGGTTCCCTGCGCTACAGGGGGAGAGCGCAGGGCAGGGGGTCAGTGGGTGTCGTCAGCGATCAGCGGCGCGCGCTGTCGTTCATCGCTGCGGCGCTGCATCTCGGCCTTGAAGGCCGGCCAGCTGGTGCGGAGGTCTTCCCAGCAGCGCCATGCGAAGAACACGGCGCCGATGGCGCAGGCCAGGGCAGCGGCGTCGACGTGGTTGCGCAGCGCCCAAGCGAGCAGCGCGAGGAGCAGGCCGACGACGACGGCGCAGAATAAGGGCAGGGCCAGGTGGCGCATTACTCGGCTCCGCACAAGAAGCCCGGCTCGGCCTCGGCCAGCCATGCGCGCATGGTGGTCATGACGCCGGTGGGCTGCTCGTCCTCGTCGGTCTCCGGCACCGGCATATCCAGTTCCTGCTCCGATGCCTGATAGGGGTAGCCATCTGCGGGCGCTTCGCCGCAATCGGCTTCGTGCAGTTCGGCGGCGTGCTCGACGGATTCGGCTGCGTAGATGGTCGGCATGTCGTCGACGTAGAAGGCTTTCAGCTGGGTCATGGAGATTGCTCCTGGCGGGGTGATGGGCGGGATGCCGACGGCCATGGCGGCGAAGAAGTCGTGGTCGGTCATGGCTGCTCACCGTTGGCTTTGGCGATGGCCGCTCGCGCGAAGGCGATTCGGGCCTCAACCTCTATGGGCAAGGGCTCTGCCCCTGCTTCGAGTGCGTCGCAGAGCATCTGCAACTCGTCGCGCATTTCCGGCGCGGCTGAGATCAGGCGTGCGGTTCTCTCGCTTTCGCCCGAACTGTCCTGGGAAAGCTGGCAGATGAAGCGGTTGTTGGGTCCGCGCACGATGTGCGTGTAAGCATCGCTCTGCTCTTGGTATGCCCAAGGCCCTTGCGTCCGGCCGGTCACGACTGCACCCCGGTGAAACTGAAATTGCAGGCGCGCTGACAGTTGCCGTTCTTGGCCTCCCAACGCAGCGAGGCGATCTCTTCCTCTTGCGGTGCCAAGGCTTCTTTGATGGCCTGGAACGACGGCAGGGTGAAGTCCTGGAAGGCGGACAGCTTCTCGGCCAACCAGATGGCGCGGTAGTGGGTCGGCAGGCCGCGCTGCACGCACGCCCCGGTTTCCACGTGCGTTACCTGCCATTCGCCCAGCTCGGCGACCGTGCTATCGCCCATCATGGTCTTCTCGTCGTCGCTGTAGACGTGGTGGCAGAAGAACGGGCCGACTACGAAGCCGGTGAACTTGCTGGGCGGCGAGGCGTCTGCGCGCTTCAGGTCTTCGCCGCGCGGCAGGGTGAAGGTCTGCATTGCGGCCGGTACGCAGGGGAATGCGGTCAAGCGGCACCGCCTTGGGCGATGGCGCCCTCGGTGGAGGCAATGAACGCCTGCAGCTTCTTCCGGCTGGCAGGCGGGACTGCGATGTAGGTGCGACCGGCAATAACGTGATGCTGACCAGCGGTTTCGCTGAAGGTCGGCGCGGTATCTGCAGCCGCGAACATGACCATGGCCTTTGCGCCGTGGGTGCGGCGCCAGCCGGAGACGCTCCAGCCGCCTTCATCCTTCATGGCGCGCAGCCGCATGCCGCAGCCGGGCACTTCGATGATGGCGAAGCTCGGGATGGTGGGCGCGCTCATGCAGCACCTGCCTGCGCGCGCGCTGCGCGGCGGGCCGCAGCGACCGCACCTGCAGCGCTCTGGCCGTGCCGCAGGACGGCATTGGCGGCGATGCTGGCGGCGACGACGACCTGATAGGGGAGGAGGCCCCAGCGGCGCCCGGCGCGGGCGACGATGCCAGCGGCGGCTGCGGCGCGCTGGGCGTTGGAGTGGTGGGCGAGGGCGGCGCTCATGCGGCGGCGTCCTGGCTTTCGCCGCTCAGCTGATGCGCAGCGTGCTGGATCTCCACCGAGAGGCGGTCGGCCTCTGCCACTTCAATGTAGAGGCTGGCAGAGCCCACCTTGATGGCGACCACGCCGAGGGAGGGAATCGCTACGACGGTGGGTGGCGCCTTGCTGACGCCCAGGGAAAGGGTGGCCATGCGTGATCTCCTGCGCCCGGCCCCGGGATGGGGTGATGTTGGGCGACAGGGCTAGATTAGGAGTGGCTAATCTTTCAGTCAATAGGAGTGGCTAATATTTTTATGAATGGAGTTCCTAATGCACCCTGGTCTGCGTGGACCGGATGACCGACCACCCCTGCAAGTGATACGGCTGAGCCAGGCTGGGACACTGGACCGGGACAGCAGATAGGGCGGGAAACGGCCCATGAACGTGAACGTTTAACGTTAAAACTTTCCGGCCATAGTTGCGGTCTATTGGGACAGTCCATGAGTCTGAAACCTAAGCGACACAAGGGTTCACTAAGGTTTCATCCTCGGGAGCCGATACTTTGATCGAAGGGTTTGCTTGAGCAATTCGTGAATCTGACCAGTTGTCAACCATTGATGCCTAAGACAGTTGTGGTAAGGGCTGTTTACCGGTTAACATCGCCGGCAGACAGTAGCGGATCGCTACATTAGATAGCGGCCGCCGATCCCTCTAGCGGCCTTTTTTGCCGGTTGCGACAGGGGACTCACTGGATGAGTGCAAGGCCGAATTTGACGGTTGTTCAAGGTGCTGGTGGCGGTGTCGTACGAGACCGTCAGCTGGAAGATGAAGTCCTTAAGATTTGGGAAGACATCGTCCAGCACATCGAGCTCGTTCTTGCCGGTGCAAACGAGCACGGATATGAGAAGTTCCTGGAGCTTGCGAACCCGAGCATTGAGGACATTGTTCAGTCGATCGACAAGGTCGATGAGTTGATGAACAAGATGTTCGCGGGGCAGCTCGCTGATCTCGTTGATATCGAGACTGAGCTCAAGTTGAACGACTGCCAACAGTGCATTCACCTCATCCGGCGCGTTCACATTGCGCTCAAGTACGACAACCAAGATGAGTACGACGACGTCATTCGCAAGCTGATTAGTCACCGCTGATCTACTACCCGTAAGTTTTGATTACTTCCCACAGCAGATGGACCAACGGAGCAAAACCATGAAGGCGGATGCCATGAAGACCACGATCGCTGCCACTGATAGGGCGCAGAGCCGTGAGGATCTTCTTGCATTGGCTCGTGCAATTCGAGCCGAGTTCAAGATCCTTAACGGCCACATGAGCCGGATCTTGGTGGCTGCGGACACCCGTAAAGCCGCATAACCCTCGGCTGTTGCCTACGAAAAGCCCCGCTTAGGCGGGGCTTTTTCTTTGTCCCAATTTGGGACAGTGCTAGGGATCCTTCGCTAGCTAGAACTTCCGCAGACCTGCGTGGATCAGCGCCTTACCCAGGATGCTCACATCGCCAGGATCTGGCCTATAGGCCGGGAAGTCTGTGTTGACGCTTACGACGTAGAGACCGTCGCCGCGCTTCTGCAGCATCTTGATCTGCGTCTCGCCCCCGATGTTGATCAGGTAGTAGTCGTCACCGTCGAAGTAGTCGCAGCTGGTGTCGATCCAGACAATGTCGCCGTCTTCGAGTTTGGGTTTCATCGACGGCCCGCGGCCGGTGATGATCTGGATCCTGCCTGGCTTGGGTAGGTAACCGAGCTTCCTGCGGACTTCCCATTCTGCAACCTCGATGGTCTTCACCACCTCTGGGTAGTCCTGGTTAACCATCCCTGCACCCATTCCCGCACCCCCTTCAAACAAGTCGAAGCGAACATATCCGGGTGGCGTCTCAATCTCTCGGACTGGCGAGATCCATTCAGTCGGATCCGTGCTGGACTGCATCTGACCCTTGCCAGTTGCCAGCCACGTCTCGTTCACGCCTAGGGCCTTTGCCGCTGCAAGCAGGTTCTCGCCCCGAAGGAACTTTGCTTTCCCGCTGAACCAGCCGTTGACACTAGGCGCGGAGATGCCCACCCGTCGGGCAAGTTCCGCCTTAGAGAGCTGCGCGTGCTCGATGGCGATCGTCAAACGTTCGGCAAGAGTAGTCATTAGGAAAGGCTAACTACAATTGAGTTAGGACTGGCTATTGACTGAGGCATTAGCTAGTCCTAATCTTGGTGGCATGGACAACCTTACTGCTTCCGAGATCATCGACCGCTTGGGTGGCACCACAGAGGTGGCCCGCATCTGCCGGATCAAGCCGCCGTCTGTCAGTGAGTGGCGCGCTAGTGGGATCCCACCAGCGCGCCGGCAGTTCCTCGAACTGCTGCGGCCAGAAGCTTTCGTTGGATCTGGTATTGCGGCTGTCCGTCAGCTGGTCGACAGCCGCATGAGCAAGCGCGCGCTGCGAGCCAAGCTCGGCATGGCGAGCGACAAGCACCTTGCCACCTTGCTGCAGCTTCCGGCCGAAGAGGTCGAGGCATGGCCGGAGGAGGGCGTCCTGCCCGTCCTGCCGCAGATCCAGCGCCTGCTGGGTGTCGAGGCTCAGCCAGCCGCTGAGCCCGCCAATGACGATCCCGACGCCGACCGCATCGGACCCGTCGACACCGCCTGAAAGGCCATCCCTGGCCGTCGTCCCTGACTTGCTGATCTCCATGGCGCCCATCGTGCGCCACCCGGGCCCAGCCCGAAACCTTGAAACACAGCCTTCCCCAAGGTGACCCATGACCTGCCGTACATCCGCACTCAACTGGCTCGACGTTCTCTACAACTCCGTGCGCAAGACGCCCGGTGGTGTCGTGGATGCAGCCGCCTTCTTGGCCGACCGCCGCGGCAAGTCCATGCACCCGGAGACGCTGCGCGCGAAGTTGCGCGGGCTGGAGGGCGAATCGGTGACGATGGAGATCGCCGAACTGCTGACCGAATGGATGCAGGAGAAGGCAGGCGGCAACGACTACGCCCTGGACTGGATGCAGGCGCTGGCCGGCCAGTTCGGCATGGCCGTCGCCACGGTTCCGCCGCCGCCGGAGGGTGGTTGGTCGGACGAGATCGGCGCCATCCAGACGAAGCTGCTGGAGATCACCACGCGGGTGGGGCGCCTCTCGGGCACCGCAGTGGATGCGATGGCCGACCGCCACATCGACAGCGACGAAGCCAAGCTGATGGTGGAAGAGGCCAACTCGCTGATCACGATGGCGCACCGGCTGATCCGCAACGTGTCGCGCGCTGCAGCGAAGGGGAGGGCGCGTCGATGAACCATCCGGCCCGAGCAACCGACCTCAGCACCAGTCACGAGGCAGCCTACTACGTCGTTCAATCCGGCTTGCAGGGTGACCAGCAGGCAGCAGCGGCGTCCGCAGTGAAGCGCCATCCCGGCCTGACCAGCAATGAGCTGGCCCAAGAGACCCGCATGTGCCGCTACGTGCTGGCACGCCGTCTCCCCGAGCTGGCAGAAACCGGCCGTGTTTGGCGTGGCCCGAAGAAGCCCTGCTCCGTCTCGGGCCGCAGCGCCTGCACCTGGTGGCCGGTGGCGCCGGGCGAGAACATGACGCTGGGGCTCTGACATGTCGACGATCATCATGTCGCAGTGCTGGCCGCTACAGGGCCTGAGCGTTACGCAGAAGGCTGTCTTGATCTCGCTGGCTGACCAAGCCAACGACGACGGCGTGTGCTGGCCGGCAGTGGGCACGATCGCCGCGCGCTGCTGCATGTCGGCGCGCGCTGTGCGTAGCGCCATGGATCATCTGGAGGCCGTAGGCCTGCTGGCGCGTGATCGCCGGTTCAACAGCAGCACGGTCTATTCGGTCACGCCGGCCAAGTTCAACACTGCCGCTGCACCGTCCAAGGGAACCCGCAAGACCGGAAAGAACGGTACTGCACCGGGCGCAGGTGCTGCGCCCCATGCAGGGGGTGCGCCCGGTGCAGGTGGGGGTGCGCCCGCTGCAGGAGGGGATGCACCGGGCGCAGGTCTGGAGGTGCGCCCCGTGCCGCCTAACCGTCATATAACCCCCATTGAACCGTCAGATGAACCGCCAGTTGCGCCGCCTGTGGCGACGCCGCCGACGAAGGCGGAGCTGGAGGAGCAGATGCAGCTGGCCTGCAAAGCGACATGGGGCGCCTACCGAGCCGCCTACCGCAATCGCCACGGCGTGGACCCCGTCCGCAACGCCAAGGTCAACACCAACGTTCGGGATCTGGTGAAGCGCCTTGGCCGTGAAGAGGCGCCGCTGGTGGCTGGGTGGTTCGTGAGCGTCAACGAGCAGTACGCCGTGAAGCGCATGCACGACCTGGGTGTGCTGCTGGCCGGTGCTGAGGCGTACCGGACCCAGTGGGCCACCGGTCGACAGGTGACCGCCACCATCGCCCAGCAGCAGGACCAGACCCAGGCCAACGCATCGGCTATCGATGACGCCAAGGCGCTGCTGCGCCGCATGAAGGGGAGCGCCAATGCTCAGTGATGCCGATCAGGACAGGCTGGTCGAAATGCTGGTGACCACGGCCGAGGTGATGGGCGAGCAAATCCGCCCGACCGCTGCGGCCTACATGGTCGCCGACCTGGCGACCTACCCGCTGCAGGTGCTGGCCAACGCGCTGACCGCCTGCCGCCGCGAGGTGAAAGGGAAGCTCAGCCTAGCCGCGATCATGGAGCGTATCGACGACGGACACCCGGCACCCAACGAAGCGTGGGCCGTGGCCATCCGCGCCGCTGACGAGGCGGTGACGCTGGTTTGGAGCGAGCAGACCCGTGACGCATGGACCGCGGCGCTGCCGCTGGTGGAGGCTGGCGACAAGATCGCAGGCAGGGCTGCATTCCTGGAGGTCTATACCCGGTTGGTGAAGGAGGCGCGCGCTGCAGGCGGCTGCGCCGTCTACCAGCCGTCGCTGGGCCACGACCCTGGTGCTCGCGACGCAGCGCTGCAGCAGGCGGTCAACGCTGGCCGCCTTGCCCATGAGCAGGTTGCCGAATACCTGTCGCTGCCGCCTGCCACGCCGGCGTTCAACCCGCTGGCACTGCTGGCCGGCCGAGTGGAGGCAAGCCCGGAAGCAAACGAGCGCACCCGGAAGCGGCTGGCCGAGATCGCCGAGTTGTTCGGCTCCGCTCAGGACGCTGCGGCATGAGCCAGGACCACGTCGAACTGGAAGTGCGCCCGGTGTCCGAGCCCGTGGCGGTGGCCGGCTGGTATCTGGCCTATGGGTACGGGATCAAGCCGCTGGTTATCTACGCCACCCGTGGCACCCGGGTGTGGCGCGATGGCATGCGCCAGATACCAATCACTCGCTATGCCGGTCCGATCCCGGAGCTGCGCTGATGTGGTGGTCGCTTTCGCTTGGCCCACCTCCTACCCAGGAGGAAAGGGCCCGGATGGAGCTGGCAAAGACGGGCCCTTGCATGGCCTGCCTGGCGCTGCTGCAGCAGCAGTTGCTGGAGCCCGAGCTGGTGGTCTACGGCTGCGACTACAACCACGCCAAGAGCGGGAACCTGCGGCGCGGCCACATGTTCGGCTTCGCGCTCTGCAAGTGGCACCACATGCGGCATCCGATGGAAGGGAACACCTTCGCGACGATGCGCCAGATCTACGGCCCGAGCCTGATGGATGGCTCGCGGACCTTCCACGAGACGTACGGCTCCGACGACGAGCTGATTGCAAACCAGACCTACATCAACGAACTGAGGGCCGCAGCATGATGGATCGGACCAACACCTACGCGGGCACTGTCCGCGCGCTGTTCCAGGCAGCGCCGCATGCCCGGTTGCGAATGCGTGACCTGTGTGCGCTGGCGAAGGCTCACACCGTGGAGCATCGCTCGCGGATCCGCAGCGCGGTCCGTGACTTGGTCGCGGCAGGCTTCCTGGACAAGGAAGGGAAGGGCCAGCGTGCCGAGTACCGCAACTCGGGTAGGGGAATGCCCCGGCAGTTCGTGGTGACCTCCGACCAGCGCGAGCGCTGCCGCGCGAACAAGGCGCACAAGCAGGCTCTCCGCCTGTCGGCGAAGCGGGCCGAATCCGCAGCACCGCGGCCAGCGGACAAGATGACCATCAACCGGTCGCGCGTGGCGCTGCTGGCGGACCTCGCGCCAGCCAAGCCTTGGGGAAAGGAGAGGGGCGGTCAGCGGCCGGCCGAGACGGTCGAGCAGTTCATGGCGCGGGGCGGGCAGGTGCAGCGCCTAACGGCCAGCTGGGAGCGTGCAGCATGACGGCCCTCGACCTGAAGCCATGCCCGTTCTGTGGCGGCTCGGCCAGCGTAGAAACCTTCTCGGAGGAACACTTCATCTACGGCGAAGTGCCTTGGCGGAGGATCCATTGCCAGTGCATTTCCGCGTTGGAGCAGCTTGCAGAGGAACGTGAGGCGGACATTGTTTCGGCATGGAACCAGCGCGCCCCAGTCGGGGAGAGATGGCTGCCTATCGCGGACGCGCCCCAGGACGGCTCGCGGCTGATGCTGTGGGACTCGGTGAGCAAGCGGCCAGTGTTCGGCAGCTGGCGCGGAGACAACCCGGGGATCACGCACTATGCGGACGAGCCGACCGGCCCGGAGGAGGTCTGATGGACACCGCCTTCCACGTGGGCCAGCTGGTCATGGTGAAGGAAGATCCTGACGTGTTCCCGTTTTGTGGCGAGGTCGCACGCGTTTCTGTTCTCGATGTTCCTTGCATGGACGGGATCGGAATGGAGGTGATCAGCGATCACCTGGGACGGTTCAAGGGCGCCTACGAGCAGTTTGAGCCGATTCCTGAAATCAAAGGGAGGCACTGATGGATCCCATCGAGAAGAGGGCGCGATCGCGCGCTGCACAAGCAATCCACCAAGGGGAAGGCGCATGCAAATGAACAATGCCCGCGAACTGCTGTCCAGCCGGACTGGCCCAAAAACGATGAGCTTTGACGGGTCTGCCGGTGGCCCGTCCACCCAGGAGATCGTCGCTGCATTGGCGTATGTTCCGCATGGGCTGGGGCATGAGCTGCTGCAGGCACTATGGTGGCCCGAGAGCGGCCAGCGTCGACGAGAGCAGTTGCGCCAGGCTGTCGTGGGCTTGGTCGCGCCGGAGTTCACCCGCCAGATGCACGATCTTGCCGATGCCCGCACGGAGTTCGGGATCGCCAAGGCCAGCATGGGCTGGGGCGGTGGCACGGTGACCGATGTGCAGCGACGTGAGCTGCGGCGTGCCGAGCAGGCGCTGGAAGATGCACGCGCGGCGGCGTGGCCGAACAACACGATGGAGCAGCTTGGGGTGCTGGCCGGGGCGGTGATCGAAGAGATGGCCGGGGCGTGCGAGTGTTCCCGCTGTGGAGGCAAGAAGGTCCTTGTGGACCCGTCGATCGCGGGGATCGTGAACTGTGATAGCTGCGGCGGGAGTGGCTTCGATCCGCTCAGCGGCCGAAAGCGTGCGGCTGCCATCGGTGCCGACTGGTCCGCCTACAGCCGGTTCTGGCGGCCGGTCTATGAGTGGATGCTTTTCAATTTCCGTGCAGCCGAAGCGCGCGCTGCCAGGCAGTTCAGCAAGGCCCTCACGCAGGCTGCATAGCGATGACTTCCTAGGTCATCGAAAAAGGCGGCAATCTTGCCACCATCCAATCGCAAGCCCCGGCCCAGCCGGGGCTTTTTCTTTGCCCGTGACCCCATACCGGATCAACTCTTCAGACCAACCGGCAACGGGGCGGGCACCAATCAACCGGGAGGGGCATATGCCGAACCGGACTAGCTACGGGGCCACCATGAAGGACGAAATCATTGGCACTGCCGCTGGTGCTGCAGCGAAGGCTGCTCCACCGGTGACGGTTGCCGGCGCGGTCGCCGCAGGAGCGAACCTCGATCGCGTGGTGGTGGTACTGACGATCATCTACTTGGTGGGCCAGATTAGCTATCTGGGCTGGCGCTGGGTTCGCGAGTGGCGGCAGAGGGCGCGAGCATGAAGGCCAAGATCATCGGTAGCAGCGCCGCCGCCGTCATCGCCTTGGCTGCGGCCGCACTGGTAAAGCCATGGGAAGGCTACTCGCCGACTCCCTATGTCGACATGGTCGGCGTTGCCACCTACTGCTATGGCGATACCAGCCGCCCGGAGAAGGCGGTCTACACCGAGCAGGAGTGCGCCGAGAAGTTGAACAGCCGGCTCGGGCAGTACCTGACCGGCATTCAGGCATGCATCCGCGTCCCACTGCAGCCCCACCAGGCTGCGGCGCTGCTGAGTTGGACCTACAACGTGGGCGTGGGCGCTGCCTGCCGCTCGACGCTGGTGGGGCGGATCAACGCAGGACAGCCCGCCGCAAGTTGGTGCCCGGAGCTGGACCGCTGGGTCTACGCCGGTGGCAAGCGCGTACAGGGCCTGGTGAACCGTCGAGCTGCTGAGCGGGCCATGTGCGAGGGCAGGTCGTGAACCGCGTCGCCATCGCGGTCGCCGCTTTTGCCCTTTGGTCCGGTGCCATGTTCGGGGCTGGCTGGGGTTGGCGTGGCGATCGCGCGGAGAGTGCTGAAGCCCGGCAGCTGGCCAGCACCAGCTCCGCCCAGGTGCAGCAGATCAACCAGACCCGTGCCATCGAGCACGCCCAGGCCGAGACACTGGCCACCATCGGAGCGAAGCATGAAGAAGACCGCGCTGCGGCCGAGGCCGTCCCTGCTGCTGTTGTGGCTGACCTGCGCGCTGGCCGTCTCCAGCTGCGCGACGACCTCGCCACCTGCAACACCAGCCTCCTGTCCCAAGCCGTCGCCGGCGCCGTCGAACGTGATGCGCACGCCGAACTACGAGCAGAGGTTGCGGGAGCTGCTGTTCAAATCGGCCGGGACGCCGACGACCACGTCCGCGCCAGCCAAGCAGTGATCGTGACTGACCGGCAACCGGTGACGCAATGAACCGCCGAGTGCTCGCGCTGGGTCGGCTGAAGACCGGCGAGATGAACAAGACCGAGGCCGCATATGCCGAGCGGCTGCGCGCGCTGCAGTCTGCCGGTGAGGTCCAGTGGCACCGGTTCGAGGGCCTGAAGCTGCGCCTGGCCGACAACACGTTCTACACCCCGGACTTTGCAGTCATGGCTGCCGATGGCGTCATGGAGTGCCACGAGGTCAAGGGCCACTGGCAGGACGATGCCAGGGCCAAGATCAAGATCGCCGCGGCCATGTATCCCTTCCGATTCATTGCGGTTAAGGCCAAGCCTAAGCGGGATGGCGGCGGCTGGGCAGTGGAGGAGTTCTGATGGCGGCGACAGTGCGCGCGTCGATACGCATGCGGTGGTGGCTTCGTTGCTACCTCGCCGCAGTGATGTGGTTCGCCCGGGCAACGGGGATGGAGCCGGACTGGGACCGGGTGGACCGGTGGATACGCCGTGGCCTGGTGCTGCAAACAACGAGGGTTACTGATGGACACCACACAGGTTAGCGCGCGGGGCACGGCGCTCAGCCCAGAACAGGTCGCGCGTTACGCTGCGGCCTCGTCGCTGGCTTCGCGTGTTGAATGTTGCAGCGATGCACGCATTGATCGCTTGGTTGGGATCATCGAGCAGCAGGGCAAGCAGATCGCCGAGCTGGCCATGCACGTGGGGCTGCTGGTGCAAGCGGTGGCGCAGCTGCTGGGCGAGGAGGCCGGCGCACCGGTGCAGGATGAGGGCGCCGAGCCCGAGCGCGTGGACCTGGACGGGAACCCTTACTGATGCCTACCAGGCCACCGCAACACCGTGCGGCTGGCTGGCGCCCCTACAAGGAGACCAGCGCTCAGGTGCGCAAGAGGCAGGCGCGACGCGCATTGCCCACCAACTCCTCGCTGTGGCGCAGGATTCGCGCGGTGGTGTTGGCCCGTGAGCCCCTGTGCAGATGCTGTGCGGAGCAGGGAAGGGTACGGGCGGCCACTGAGGTCGATCACATTGATGGGGACGACGCCAACAACGCCGACAGCAATCTGCAGCCGCTGTGCCGGCCCTGCCACAGCGCCAAGACGGCGCGGGAGAACGGAGGGTTTGGCAGGGATCGCAGCCATCACGGCGAACCTGAACGGGTCGCGGGTTATCCACAGCAAACTGAACGAAAGGGGAGGGGGGAGGGTCAAAGTTGAGGGCCCTCCTCGACCGATACGCGCGCCCCCCTTTCTTCTCGCGTCCGCAGAATTTGAATTTCAGAAATGGGAGGTCCGATGGCTCGCCATCGACAGCCGAGGGAACTGGCCGAGCTGAAGGGCGCGACCAAGAAGGATCCGCAGCGCTACAGGAACGAAGCGCCCAAGACGGATTCGCCATTGGGCAAAGCGCCGGCACACCTTCCGACCGAGGTCGCAGTGGTGTGGAAAGAGCTGGAGAAGTGCGCCTTGCCGGGCGTCCTGACCAGCGCCGACCGTTTCATCATGGAGGTGGCGTCATCGCTGCTTTCCGAGTTCCGTGCCAACCGCGGCGAGTTCGTTGCGGCCAAGTACTCCCACCTGATCGGCTGCCTGGCGCGCCTGGGCCTGACCCCGGCTGACCGTCAGAAGCTGGGGACCGAAAAGACCCCGGAGGGCAACCCATTCGACGAGTTCTGATCCATGACGCCGAGCGAATCAGCCAAGGCATACGCCAAGGGCGTCACGTCAGGAAAGATCCCCGCCGGCGAGTTCATCCGTCTGGCGTGCCAGCGGTTCCTGGATGACCTGAAGCGCAAGGGGGCCGACTGGCCCTACAAGTACGACGCCGAGAAGGCGGACCGCGCGGTGCGGTTCATGGAGAAGATGCCGCACACGAAAGGAAAGTGGGCGGCGCAGAAGCGCCTGCTGGTGCTGGAGCCCTGGCAGCACTTCATCGAGTGCAATCTGTTCGGCTGGGTCCACAAGAAGACCGGGCATCGGCGCTTCCGCCGCGCATACGAGGAGATCCCGCGCAAGAACGGCAAGTCGTTGCGACTGGCTGCCCGTGGCCTGTACCTGTTCTGCGCTGACGGCGAGGCGGGCGCGGAGGTCTATTCGGGCGCTACCAGCGAGAAACAGGCGTACGAGGTGTTCCGCCCGGCCTGGCAGATGGTCCAGAAACTGCCGGCGCTGCGCGCCCGCTTCGGTATCGAACAGGCGGGAAACCCGAAGAACCCGGGGCCGCTGTTCGTCATGGAGGACATGTCCAAGTTCGAGACCATGATCGGCAAGCCCGGTGACGGTTCAAGCCCGCACGCGGCGCTGGTGGACGAGTACCACGAACATGACGATGACCACATGGTCGACGCCATGGAAACCGGCATGGGCGCGCGCGAGCAACCCCTGCTGTCGATCATCACCACGGCGGGCACGAACCTGTCCGGCCCATGCTTCGAGATGCGGGGCGATGCCATCCGCATCCTGCGCGGTGAGGTGACCGACGAGACGGTTTTCGCGGCTATCTACTGCATAGACGAGGGCGACCGCTGGGACGATCCGGCGAGCCTGCGCAAGGCCAACCCGAACTACGGCGTTTCCGTGTTCGAGCAGTTCCTGCTCGACCAGCTCGCCAAGGCAAAGCGGTCGGCCAGCAAGCAAAGCGCGTTCCGTACCAAGCACCTGAACGACTGGGTCGGCGCCAAGCTGGCATGGATGAACATGCTGGCCTGGCAGCGGCAGAAGCGACGGTTTGAGGTGTCCGATTTTGCGGGCTGTCCGTGCTGGGTCGGCGTCGATCTGGCATCCAAGCTGGACGTGGCTGCCGTGGTGCTGCTGTTCGAGAAGGGCGATAGCTACTACGTCATTCCCCGGTTCTACGTGCCGGAGTCGGCCGTGGAGGAAAACGAGAAGTACCAGCAGTTCCTGCTGGACGAGCTGATCGTGTCCACGCCCGGGAACATGACGGACTACGCGTTCATCGAAGAGGAGCTGAAAGAGCTTGCGGCACAGGGCGTCGACGTGCGGGACATTGCCTTTGACCCGGCGCAAGCGGCGTACCTGATGACGCGCCTTGAACAGGAAGGGCTGCCGACCGTGGAGATGGCGCAGTCGGTGCGCAATCTCTCCGAGCCCATGAAAGAAGTGGAGGCGCTCATCCTGTCGCGGCGCCTATGGCACGACGGCAACGCGGCCATGACCTGGATGATGGGCAACGTAGTGGCGCGCGTGGATGCCAAGGAACACGTCTATCCCCGCAAGGAAAAGATGGAAAGCAAGATCGACGGCGCGGTGGCGCTAATCATGGCCATGGGCCGCGCCATGCAGGCGCGGGACACCGGCACAACCCAACAAGGCTTCGTGGTGATCGACTGATGTTCGGACTATTCGAGAAGAACCGGCGGGCCGATGCCCGCGACCGTATCGAGCCGACGATCAGCAACCTGGTCGATGGCGAGGTGATCCAGTCCTCCAGCATGGGCATGTTCGAAGTGTTCGGGAACCCGACGACGGCCTCTGGCGCCGTGGTCAGCCCGGAATCGGCGATGCGGGTCTCGGCGGTGTTCGCTGCCGTTTCGCTGCTGGCCGGTGCGATCGCCCAGCTGCCGCTGCCCGTCTTCGAGCGGGTGGACGGGCACCGGACGCGAGCTGAGCACGATTACTGGTGGCTGCTGAATGAGCAGTTCTCTTCCGGTTGGTCGAGCGCCACGGGCTGGGAATTCACCGTCGGCCAGATGCTGCTGCGCGGTGACGGTGTGGTGTACGTGACGCGCAATCGCGCTGGCGTGGCGACCGGGCTGATTCCCTGGCCCCGCGACAGGGTGATGATCCTCAAGCAGGAGAAGGCCAGCCCACGGGAACCAACACGCCTGCAGTACGCGTTCCACGACGCGGACGGGTACTTCACCGTTGACCAGGACGATGTGCTCCATTTCCCAGGCTTCGGTTTCAATGGCGTTCACGGCATGTCGGTGATCCAGTGGGGCGCGCGGAACGGCATTGGCATCGCGATCCAGGGTGACGAGCACGCCGGCAAGTTCTTCAGTGAGGGTGGCAAGCCCGAAGTGGCCATCCGAACACCCAACAAGATGACCAAGGACCAGCAGGACGATTTCCGCGACGCCTGGGTCAAGAAGTACGGCGGGGTGCAGGGCAACCGTCGCATTCCGCTGGTTCTGACCGAAGGACTGGAGGTCCACGAGCTGACCATGTCGGCGGTCGACCAGCAGCTGCTGGAGTCCCGACAGTGGCAGGTCATCGACGTGGCCCGCGCCTTCGGGGTTCCACCCCACATGATCGGAGAGACCAGTAAGGCCACCAGCTGGGGTACTGGCATCGAGAGCATGGGTATCGGCTTCGTGAAGTACACGCTGGGTCCGCACCTGAAGCGGATCAAGGACGAGTTGAACCGCAAGCTGTTCCGCACGCCGCGCTACTTCGTTGAGCACAACGTGGACATGTTCATGGCCGGCGACTCCAAGACGCAGGCTGAGTACTTCAGCAAGGCACTGGGTGGTCCTGGCGCGAAGGGCTGGATGGTCGTGAACGAAGTCCGCCGCCTCAAGAATCTGCCTCCCATCGAGGGCGGCGACGAACTTTACCAACCGAAAGACCCCGCGCCACCGGCGAAGCCGGACAGCGACGACCCTGAAAGGAACCCTGAAGATGCCGATTCCTAAGTTGCTGCAGCTGGCCAAGAACAACGCCGGCCAGTCCAAGCCCATCCGGGCGGAGACCGAAGGCAAGGAGGCCACGATCTACCTGCACGGCGTCATCGGCGGGTGGTGGGGCGACATTGACGAGACGATGTTTGCCCAGGCCCTGGCCGGCATCGACGCGGACGTGATCCATCTGCGCATCGACTCGCCGGGCGGTGACGTGTTTGCTGCCCGATCGATGATGACTGCCATCGCCCAGCACAAGGCCATCGTCGTCGCGCACATCGATGGCTTGGCTGCCTCGGCTATGACCGGGGTCTGCATGGCGTGCGACAAGGTCGAGATCAGCCAAGGTGGCGCGTTCATGATCCACAACGCATGGACCATCACGGTCGGCAACAAGGCAGACATGACCAAGACGGGCGAGCTGCTGGCCAAGATCGATGCCGGCCTGGCCGGCGACTACGCCCGCCGTACTGGGAAGGACCAGGCGCAGATCGTCCAGTGGATGGACGAAGAGACCTGGTTCACGGCCGACGAAGCCAAGGAGCACGGCTTCGCCGACGAGGTGGTGGAGATCGTGGGCAAGAAGAAGGCATCCAACACCTGGGACCTGTCTGCCTACGACAACGCGCCTGCCGCGCTGGCCAACCGTACCCCCGAACCCGACGACGGCGCCGCAGCCGCCGCGGCCCATCAAGCCAACCTGTCGCGCCGTCTGGCGCTGCTGGAACGCCCCGCTGCGTAAGCGACTCCCGCCCGCAGTTCATCCCGGCCGCCGAAAGGCGGTTTTTTTTCGACAAAAGGAAATAGCCCATGCCCTTCAACATTCAGGCCGAGCGGGAGCGCCGCACCGCGCTGGCAAAGGAAACCCGCAATCTGCTGGATACCAGCACCGGCGACGGCAACAAGTGGACGCCGGAGAACCAGGCCAAGTACGACAACAACATTGCCGAGATCGAGCGCATCGATGCGGCGATCGAGCGTCATCAGAAGGTCATGGACCTGACGACCGAAGAAGCGCTGCGCGAACAGGGGATGCGCGAGCACACCACTGCCAACCGTGGCGGCCAGGAACCGTCCAACGAGATGCGCCTGTTCGACCGCTGGGCGCGCGGCGGCGACAGCGCCCTCAGCGCGGAGGACTGGAAGCAGGTCAACGCGGCCATGTCGGGCAACCCGGCCGTCAATCCGGAACAGGGTGGCTACACCGTTCCGACCACGCTGGCCCAGCAGATCCTGGACGCCCTGAAGGCGTTCGGCGGCATGCGTCAGGTGGCCGATGTGTTCAGCACCGCCGGCGGTGAGCCGATGCAGTACCCGACCAGCGATGGCACCTCCGAAGAGGGCGAGCTTGTCGCCGAGAATCAGTCCGCTACCGATCAGGACGTGGCCTTCGGCACCAAGGGCCTGCAGGTGTACAAGTACAGCTCCAAGGTGGTGACCGTGCCGTGGGAGCTGCTGCAGGACAGCACCGCCGATATCGCCGGCTTCATCGAGAAGCGCCTGCAGACCCGTCTCGGCCGCATCACCAATCGCAACTACACCGTCGGCACCGGTGTGGGCCAGCCGATGGGCGCCTTCACCGCCGCGGCTGTGGGCAAGATCGGCGCCGTCTCGGCGCTGCCGATCATCACCTACGACGACCTGGTCGATCTGGAACACAGCGTCGATCCGGCATATCGCCAGCTGGCCAAGTGGATGTTCCACGACGACATGCTGAGGCTGATCCGCAAGGTGAAGGACGACCAGGGCCGGCCGATCTTCGTGCCGGGCTACGAGCAGGGCAATCCGGGCGGTGCGCCGGATCGTCTGCTGAACCGCGATATCCAGATCAACCAGCACGCTCCGGCTCCGGCCGCGGGCGCCACCTCGATCGCGTTCGGCGACTTCAGCTACTACAAGATCCGCGACGTGATGGCCGTGACCTTGTTCCGCTTCAACGACTCGGCCTACGTGAAGAAGGGCCAGGTGGGCTTCATGGCCTGGATGCGCTCGGGCGGCAACCTGGTCGACGTGGGTGGCGCGGTGAAGACCTTCAAGCACGGCGCCGCGGCATAACCGCCTCGGCCCACGAACGGAGGGACGCCCCAGTACGGGCGTCCCTCGGAGACGATCATGGCAAAGCATAAGAACACCCCAGCGCCGGCAGCCGGTAGCGCGCTCGATGCGTCGGGAGCGTCCGCTGCCGTGGCCGACGCAGCTACCGGCCAGGGCGAACAACCGAACGCCGAAAGCCCCGAGGCTGACGCGGTAGCCGCTGTCGGCGAGCCGGAGGCGGATGAGGGCGGAAACAGTCCGGCGCCCGAGACCGTGGACACGGACGACGACGCGCTGCCACCGGATGAAGAACTGGCTCCCTCGAACAGTGAAACCGTGCCGGCGCTGGTGCTCAGCGACAACCATCTGGGCAAGGTCGGCGATGTGATCCAGGTTGAAGCGGCTCACGTTGAGGCGTTGCGCCTTGGCGGGCTGATCGACCCCCACCCCAACGCCCTCAAGTCGGCCACGCCGGAGGAATGACCCATGCTGCGCACGTTGACCCCGGCGGCAGAGGAACCCGTGTCGCTGAGCGAGGCGAAGGCGCACCTGGTAGTCATCCACGATGCTGACGACGTGCTGATCGGCGCCTTCATCACGGCCGCGCGTGAGTCGGTGGAGCGAACGACGGGCTGTGCGTTGGCAGCAGCGACCTATGAGTGGACCCCTGTCGGCAAGGGCCGTTCTCCGCTGCCGATCGAGCCTGCCACGCTCGACAGTGAACCAGGCGCCTATCCGGTGAAGTTCACGACGACACCTGGCCCGCTTCCGGGGCCGCTGCGGGCGGCCGTGTTGCTGTTGCTGGGTGACCTGTACGGCAACCGGGAGGCGGTGGTCGCAGGCACGCAGCTGGCTGAGAACCCGACGCTGGACCGGCTGATGTTCCCCTACCGACGGGTGCTGCCATGAGACGGGCGGGGAAATACCGGCATCGCATCGAGCTGCAGGACTACGGCCCGGTGCGTGATCCGCTCGGCGGGGACGTAAAGCAATGGCGTAGATGGCGGGCTGACGTGCCGGCAGAGGTGGTGCCGCTCTCGGGTCGGGAGTTCACTGCGGCCTCGGCCGAACATGGAGAGGTGACTGCACGCATCGAGATCCCTTACTTGTCCGGGGTAGTTCCGACCATGCGCGTGGCGTTCGACGGGCAGGTGTACTCGATTCGTGCGGTGCTGCCGGATGCGACAGCACGGGGGCATATCACGCTGATGGTCGACGCCGGGGTGTCCGATGGCTGAGCAAGTGAAGATCGACGGCCTGGACGGCCTCCTGCGTTCACTGCGGGAGGCACCCAAGGCGATTCAGGGGCGAGCCGTGCAAGCCGGTATGCGCAGGGGGGGCAACGTCATCCGTGACGATGCCCGCCGCCGGGCTCCGAAAGCTTCGGGGTTCATGGCCTCGCAGATCGTCACGCGCCGGGCCAACGCAAAGAGCCGACAGCGCGCAGGTGTAGGCCAAGGCGGCGAGTACTTCACTGTAGGCGTCAAGAGCGGCCGTCGGCGCAAGTACGCCAACACCAAGCGTAATCAACGGCGTGGGCGGACCGGTAAGACCTATGTTGATCGCGGATGGGCGTACTACTGGCGGTTCCTGGAGTTCGGCACCAAGAAGATGCGGGCCTCGCCATTCCTCACACCCGCCGGTGAGGCCAAGGGCCCAGAAGCGGCTCAGGTGGTCATTGATGAGACCTGGGCGGCGCTCGACAAGCAGCTGAAGAAGGATGGCTGGCGATGATGGTTCCCCTGATCCAGTCCCTGCTGCAGGGTGATGCAGCGGTTCGGCAAGTGTTGGGCGACCCGATCCGGTTGTGGCCGGGAACCGCGCCACAGGAGGCAGCACTTCCCTACGCGACGTGGGAGGTGGTCGGCGGTTCGCCCACTGCGATGCTGTCTGAAGCGCCGCCGGCCGACGGGTGGCGAGTCCGATTGACCGTGTGGGGCAAGGCCATGACTCAGGCCAACGGCGCGGCCGTCGCCATCCGTGACGCGATCGAGCGTGTGGGCAGCATCGAGTCCTACAACCCAACGCCGGACAGTGATGGCACGGACGCCTTCGGCATCTCGTTCGACGCCAGGCTCCTGCAGTTGCGCTGATCCGCACAACGGCAACCCACCGGCCCCGCAAGGGGCCTTTTTCATGCCCGGCGACGGGCGCAACACAAGGAACCCCCTATGGGACAGGTAATCAAGTCGAAGCACTCCCAGCTGTTCGTCGCCACCGGTGCGGCCGAGGTCACCAAGGTGACCCGTCTGCGCTCGGTCGGCTTCCCCGATGGCCAGGCGTCGGAGATCGATATCTCCGACTACGACGATGACTGGGATCAGTTCGTGGCCGGCCGCAAGCAGACCGGCAGTACCAGCATCGAGATCATCTACGACAGCGAAGATCACGAGAAGCTGGAAGATCTCCACAAGACCGGCGCAGTCGTGAACTGGCTGGTGACCGCGCCGAAGTCGGAAACCGAAGGAGCGGCGAAGCCGGCGGCAGTCGCCGGGAAGATCACCCCGCCCACTGACGTGCTGTCCAAGCAGTTCGACGGCTTCGTGCAGAACTTCGCGGTGACCAGCCAGGACAACGACGTCTGGAAGGCCACGATCACCATCCGCGGCTCCGGCGCAGTCACTACCCACCGGCCTTCGGTGGGCGGCTGACCATCACAACGGCGCTCTTTCTCGGCCCGCTTCGGCGGGCCTTCTCTTTGGCAGGGCGCGCGGATCCTCCGCGTGTTAGCCGTGCGCGGCCCGCGCGCCCTGTCGCCATTCAAGGAAACGGCCAATGAGCAAGACCAACGACACCCCCGAAACCCAGCCGCAGCAGCCCGTCAGCCTCCTGCAGTCGTTCACCAGCCTGGGCATGTTCGCGTCCAAGGACGTGCACTCTGACACTATCACCCTGCCCAACGGCGCGAAGGCACAGTTCTACGTGCGCGAGCTGCCGGACGTGGAGTTCCGCAAGCTGTGGGATGAGGGCGACCGCGCGAAGCTGATCGCGGCTACCATTTGCGACGAAGATGGCAAGCCTGTGATGAACGCAAGTCAGGCCGCCCAGCTGAAGCCACTCGTGGCCGCTGAGCTGCAGCGCGTGGCCATGAAGCACTCCGGCTTTGGCGCCGAGGCCGCCCAGGCGCAGGCCGACGCGGGAAACGGCTAAGGCAGCGTGGCGAGGACTGGTTCTGGAAGGTCCTCGCCGGTCACCTGCACCGGACGGTGTCGGACTTGCGGGCCACCATGTCGCGCCGCGAGTTCTTGGAATGGTGGGAGTTCCACAAGCGGAACCCCATCGACCCCGTGAGCCTGCACATCAAGCCCGCTGCCTTCGCCGCGTACATCACCGCCTCGCACAGCCAGGGCGGGACAAAGCGCTCCTTTCAGCACTACCTCGACGCTCTCGTGCCACGGTCCGATGAGGACGAGGCGCAGGACTGGTTCGACGGACTGGGATGACCATGACCGACACATTCGGGCGGTTCGCCGCTACACCCATTGGCCCGGTACTCGCTGCGCGAGACGGCGGGCTTACCCTGGCCACCACCGGTGCCACCACGTTGGCCAGCCACGCGCGCTCCGACTTCGGCCTTGACGCCGGGACGGTGGGCGTGGAGTTTGCGGTGTGGGGCGATGACGCCGTTGCAGCCCTCGTAGGCTTCGCCACTGGACCGGCAGCGCTGAACAAGGCGCTGGGGGCGGACCTCGCCAGTATCGGCTGGGACCTCGCCGCCGGGCGCCTGCTGCAGGCGGGCGGTGCGATCGCCACTGGCCTGCCGGCGGCTACCCATGGCGACATTGTCGGGCTGCAGGTGCTCTTCGGGGCACCGCGCCAGATCCGGCTCTACCTCAACGGCGCGCAGATCCTGGTGCGCGAGCTGCAGCTGTCCGGGCCGTTGTTCTTCGCCGCGTCGCTTGCCGCCACCAAGGCCGGTGGGCTGTGCCTTGCGGTCAACGCAGGGCAGTGGGGACCGCGAAGTGAAGCGGCTGCAGCTGGGTGGCGCCTCCCCACCGCCAACGTCAGTCCCACGCGCCTGGCGGACGTTGACTGGCTGTCAGCTCCTGGCGACAGCCCGGCGAACGTTCGCTACGAGGGATTGGTGGCCGAGGGCGTCAACCTGATCCAGGAGCTGGCGTTCTGGCCGTGGGGCGGTGATCCAGTGTCCCAGGCAGCGGCCGCCGAGTGCGTTGTGGTCGATGCGGATGGCCTGCTGGACGGAATGGCAGGCACTGGCGTCTCTGGCAGTTCGGTGCAGATCCTGCTGGCACCCGAGAACGGGATGCGGGCCGACGCGGTCCCGGCCTTCCGTTGCGCGATCGAGCAGATCGAGATCAACGACGACGGCACCAAGACGCTGCACCTGCGCGATGCGCACGACTACCTGGACGAGACCATCAACCGGGGCGTATTTCTGCCCAATGTCGCGTCACTGGCATGGAAGCCTCAGCCGGTGGTGATTGGCGCGGTGGCCAGCATTCCGGCCATGGGCGCCAACTCAGACGCAACATCGATGTTCGTCGCTGACAGCCGGGTCTACGTCAATGCGGTTATGGACCGCGGCGACCTGATGGAGATCAACACCTACAACGAGGCCCCGGACGGGCAACAGCTGCTGCTGAAGTCGCCACCGGTGACGCCGGTGGTGGTTGACGCCTCCAGCATCGGCGCGGGCATGATGCCGGCGCGGTTGGAGCAGGCGGTGGGTGATGTGATGGCTCGGTTGGGGCGGGCGGCGTGGTCGGCCACCGACTGCGCGGTGATCGACCAAGCCACCGGCTACATGGGTATCGGCTACTACGCGGGCACCGCCATTACCGGCCGAGCCGCGCTGAATGCCCTCCTACCCAGCTACGGCGCCGGCTGCTATCAGGATCCATCCGGAGTGCTGCGCTTCGCCCGCGTGACCGCGCCCGAGGCCCATACCGGCGCGCTCGCCTTCGACCTGTCTGAGGATGATCTGGCGGCTGATCTGGTCATGGTGCCCGATGATGCTCCGAACCTGACTCGACGCATGGCCTACCGACCCAACGGCCAGGCGCTGGGCGCGTCAGACCTGGTCACCGACGTTGTCGACGTGCCGCAGTCCCGGCGCGACGAACTGACCGGCCTTTACCGGGGGCAGGTGTATGGTGCTGGTCCGCTGCACGCCCACTACCAGCGGGCAGAGGCGGCTGACCCAGTCATCTCGCTGTTCTGGCACGCGGCCGACGCGCAGCAGGAGATCGATCGCGTCCTGGGCATGTACCAGGTGCAGCGCCACTTCTACCAGCTCGCGGTCCGTGGTGATCAGGATCTGGCGCCGCTGCCCGGGCAGATCGGTCGGCTTACCTACGGTCGATACGGCCTCGAGGACGGCAAGCCGGTGCTGGTGCGCCGTGTAGAGCGCAACCCTGCCACGGGGGACGTGGTGCTGACGGTGTGGGGCTAGATATGCAGGACGTTCGCCAATTCGACGTAGTGGTCGCGAGATTCCAGCCACGCCGCCAAGACGACCTGGTGCCTGGGGCCTCGGACCTCATCGGTCAGGAGGCCAAGTGGAAAGCGTGCTGGTTGATCGAGGAGGGGGAGTATGCCGGCGAGTGGGCGATGACGATGCTTCCCGAGAACGGGAAGCTCAGCCCGTTTGCATGGGTGCCGTCGGGAGATCTTGAATGTTGATCGGATATGGCATGCCGTCTGTCACCACGGTGACCCTCACCGGCGGCACGTGGCTCAGTGCGGACCAAGGCTCGGCGCTCTTCGATGGGAAGCCGGCCCGCGCGTCGCGGATCAGGCGAACCGGCTCGCTGGCGATCACCATCACCCTGGCCGACGCTGTGGTCCCCGGGATCATCGCGATTCTCGGCCTGAATATTCCACCCGGCGTGCAGGTCAGTGCCGCCGGAGCCATCGGGACCACCGTGCGTCTGCCTGACGGCAGCGTCTGCGCCTGGCTGTTCCCGCAGGCCAGCGCCCTGGTCTCGGTGGTGTCCGTGGAGATCGCCACCACCGCGACCAACGTGGACGTGGGCGAGATTGCGATCTTCCGGGAGGTGGACGTTGGTATCAAGGACGGCTGGGCCGTAGCAACTATTGACGCCAGTGTCCATGCCCGGACCAAGGGCGGCCAGGTCAATACTGTGCCCGGGCCGCTGTACCGCAGGCTGACCTGCACGCTGTCCGGCCGGTCCACGCCGGTTGTGCGCGGTAACGGCCTCGGCGGGATGGACTGGGAGATGATCGGGGCCGCACTGGCGGGCCGACGGCGCACCTGTGTCGTGCCCCAGTACCGGGATATGGTGACGAAGGCGTTCGATTCAGCTTTGGCGGCGCGGTCCGCCCTCTACGGCTTCCCGACCCAGCTTCCCAGTGCCGAGAACATCAGTCGACAGTACTTCTCGGGGTACATGGAATTTGAAGAGGTCCCGGCATAGCTGTTTGTTGAGGCCCGAGGAGAGTGCGAGAATCAGCGGCGAAGACTGATGCGAGGACCTCCATGAGAAATCCAATGTCTCTGACAGCGGCTGCCGTCGTGCTGGCCTCAGGGATGCTCCTCGCCTCCTGCGGCGGGACCTCGCCAGAGCAGCGCGCCTTCCGTGAGGCGAGCAAGAATTGCCAGCAGTGGGTCAAGGAGTCTGCCAAGAACCCCTCCTCGGCCAAGATCCCGCAACCGGCTTCGGTCCGCCAAGCCAGCGGTCAGATCATCGTCCAGTGGGGGCACGGTGATGGGCTGACGCTGATGAACGGTTTCGGCGCAAACGTCGACGCCACCGCGAGGTGCACCATGTCGTTGGATGGCCACTTCCTGAAGGAGCTGGTGATCAACGACGAAGTGATTCGAAGATCGTCCTCCAACTGAGCGATCGTCAATAGAGGCCGCCCAATGGGGCGGCTTTTTTTATACCCATCTCGGCCCGCCATGTGCGGGCTTTTTTTGTGGATGACGGCATGAGCCTTTACACCCTTACCGTAGACCTGTTGCTGAAATCGGGTTCTTTCGAGCGAGACAGCGGGAAGGCAGCGCGTGTAGTAAAGCGCGACATGGAGACAATCCAGTCATCGATGTCGGATGCTTCGCGTCGTGGCGCGGATGAGGTATCTGCTGGATTCCGCCGGGTGGCCTTCGAAGCCGTGGGGATGACCTCGGCCCTGGCCGCGGTCAAAGCTGTGATAGGGAAGGCCGATGAATGGACCAACCTGAACAACCGGCTTCGTCTCGTTACCAAGGACCAAGCTGCATTCGTCGCAGCCCAGCAAGACGTCGTGCAGATCGCCAAGGCTACTAGGCAGCCGCTCGGTGCGACTGCCGAGCTATATCAGCGCATCGCTATGAATCAGGACGCGCTGGGTCTTTCAGGTGCGGGACTTGCGCGAGTCGTCGAAACCATCAGCAAAACGATGGTGATCAGTGGCAGCAGCGCGGCGGCCGCTGAGGGCGCATTGATTCAGTTGGGGCAGGCGTTCGCCTCTGGCGCATTGCGAGGTGAGGAACTGAACTCAGTTCTGGAAGGCGCTCCTGCGCTGGCACAAGAGATCGCCAAGGGCCTGAACGTCCCAATGGGCAAGCTGCGCGAGCTTGGGCAAGCCGGCAAGTTGAGTGCTGACCAGGTCATCAATGCCCTCCAGCGCCAGGCCGGTGCGGTTGACGAGGCGTTCGGAAAGATGGACGCGACCGTTGGCCAGTCACTGACCCTGCTCAACACCAACCTTTCGGAGATGATAGGACGCGCGGATGATGCGACTGGCGCCTCCCAGGCCCTTGCTGCGGGGATTGGCCTTCTGGGCAGCAACCTTCAGACTGTGGCCGTTGCCAGCGCCGCGGTTGCCTCCGGCCCACTGCTGAAGGCGCTACTGGCGCGTGTCGCTGCAGCTAACGCAGGGGTGGCAGCGGATCGGGCCGCAGCCGCGCAGAACGTCGCCGCGGCACAGCAGCTTGAACTGCGGACCCGCGCAGCAATGCTTGATGCTCAGGCGGAGGTGCGCCGCGCGGCTACGATCGGCGGAAGCGTATCTGTCAGTTCCAAAGCCGCTGCTGCTACCCTTGAGCATCGGCAGGCCGTCCTCCTGCTTGCCCAAGCACAAGGACAGGCAGCTGCAGCGAATGCGGGATGGGTTGCGCGCGCGGGTGCATCGACGCTCGCGATGCTTGGAGGCCCGGCCGGCATCGTCACGATGCTGGCCACGGCCGCAGCCGGGTGGCTGATCTTCCGCGACAACACCAACACTGCGTCAGCCGCACTGATTGACTTTGGTGGCGCCGCCGACACTGCCATCGAGAAGTTCCGCGAACTCAATCGCCAGCAGCAGGCCGGTGAGATTCTGCGCCTGCAGAAGGAGATCGATGCGAACTATCGAACCATCACGGGTTCCATTACCGAGATGGTTGCGGCAGCCACGAACTTCTCCACCGCCGGCCAGGCGTCTGCGTTCATTCAAGAGACGGAACGACTGGACGCGGCATTCAAAGCCGGTCGCATCAGCGCGGATGACTTTGCGAGCGGACTGGATGCAGCTTGGAAGGCGATGATCGACGGCTCGCCAGCCGCCGCCGCTGTGGCCAAGAGCCTCACGGAAGAGACCGCCGCCGCCGCGACTGCCGGTAGGGAGGTCGATCGCAAGCGGGCAATCTTGGATGCGTTCACTGGCAGCAGCACTCAGGCGAAGGGCGCCACCGACGCGCTGTCGGGGTCCTTCAATGCACTGGGAGACTCGGCCGGCGCTGCTGGGAAGCGGATTGCCTCGGCTATGCAGTCGTTGCCTGGCCAGCTAGCGCGCGTCGGCAAGAGCGCGGCTGAGGTGGCGAAGCTGGACGTGGGCGATTGGTTCAAGGAGGCGCAGGCTAGCGGCGTCGACTTCTCCAAGCGCGACGACCCTAAGGTCAAGCAGTACCTTGAACAGGGCGCCCAGTACATCCGGCTGCAGACCGAGCTGGCCGCGGCCCAGAAGAACTTCACCGAATCGCGAAAGGCTTCGTCGGCCGCAGAGCGTGCAGGTGCGAAGGATCGCAAGGCTGACGCGGAGGCAATCAAGCGCTACGGCGAGCAGGCGGCGATGGCGGCCGCGACCATGGCTGGCCCGCTGGCCGAGGCCACGGAGCGCCAGAAGCAGCTCGAGGACAAGCTGAAGGAAGCGCTCAAGGAAGGGCGTATCGAGCGCGCCGCGTACAACACGCTTGTGCTGGAGTCGCAGAAGGCGTTGGAGCAGTCCAGCGCCGAGATCAAGAAGGCCCTGGCCAGTCCGGAATCGCTGCTGGCGACCATGGACGCCGAGGTGGCCATGCTCGGCAAGGTCGGACGTGCGCGGGAACTGTCGCGCCGGCAGATGATGAACGAGCGCGACATGCGGCAGGAGCTGCAGAGGGCTGTTGAGGCGGCGGGCAGCAAGGAGGAGCTGGCCCGGAGGAAAGGCGTTGCCTCTTACGAGGCGTATGAGCAATCCATGCTTGCTGCGGCCCGTGCCTCGGCTGATCTGTCGCTACGGGTCGAGGAAGCCGCAGCGAACGTAGAGGCATGGGCCAGCGTGCTCGTGTACGGCGTTGGCGATGCCGCCGATGCCATGGCCGACTTTGTCGCAGGTGGCATGCGCGACTTCGACAACCTGTGGGACGACCTGAAGGACGCAGCCAAGCGGGGCCTGCGCGATCTCGCCCGCGAGTTCCTGCAGCAAAAGCTGGTGATCCCGATCCAGACGCAGATCCTCAACGGGATGAACGGTCAGGGTGGTGGTCTGAACCTGCAGAGCCTGATGGGCCTGTTCGGCGGCAACGGCTCGGCGGCTGGCGGGCAGAACCTGAGCACGGTTGCCGGCCTGCTCTCCAAGGGGCAGGGCCTGTTCGGCTTCGGGCGTTCGGCCGGGGCTGCAGCGGGCACCCTGACGGGCTTCGGCGACGTGACCAGCATGGCCGGAATGACCGGTTCCAGCTTCTCGGGGCTGATCGGCGGCGGGAGCGCCGGCGCTGGTGCGGGTGCAGGCGCTGGTGCGGCCAGCTCGGCAGCGGCGGCGGTGCCGATCATTGGCTGGATCGTCGCCGGCATGATGAAGAACGCCCAGCTTTTCGACCAGGGCTGGAACATCGCCAACGGTGAGAGCTGGGCCGGCAAGATCGCCACCGCCGGTGCTGTGGGCTTGGCCGACAAGGGCTTCCGCGCCCTGGGTTTCAACGACAAGGTCGCGTCGATCCTGTCCGGCTCCAGCATCCACGCCAAGCTGTTCGGTCGGCAGGCGCCCAAGGTCACCGGGCAGGGCATCACCGGCAGCTATGGCTTCGGTGGGTTCGACGGCCAGAGCTATGCGGACATCAAGGCCAAGGGCGGCCTGTTCCGCAGCGACAAGAAGTGGACGCAGTTCGGCGCGCTGGATCCTGGCATCGATCGCACGTTCGATATGGCCGCGCGCCAGGTGCGTGGTGCTGCAACCGACCTCGCAAAGCAGCTGGGTGTGGACCTGACCCAGAAGCTCGGCAGCGTGAAGGTTGACCTGGGCAAGCTCCAGTTGTCGGCCGACTCCACCGAGGCCAAGGCGCAGCTGGAGGCTTACCTCAGCGACATGACCAATCGGTTGTATACCGAGGCAGTCAAGGCGGCGGGGTTCGGTGGCCAACTCGATGGCTACTTCGAGTCGGCCGATGTGTTCACCGCGCTCAGTGCGTCGATCGCGCTGGCCGTGGGCAATGCCGACGAACTGGGGCGAGCCCTCAACGGGCTGGAGGTCGACAAGGTCAACAAGGCGGTCGACTACTTCCAGGACCTGGCCGGCGTCGCCGGCACGGACTTGGCTACCCAGGTGCAGAAGGTGACCGGGCTGCTTGGCAACTACGCCAGCCTCATGGCCGACGTGAGCACCCAGCTGATGACGGCCAACCTGACGCAGTACCAGTCGCAAGCGCTGTCGATCGAGCGCACGTATCGCCAGCAGGTGAAGTCGGCCAACGACTACGCCAAGGCGCTCGGTTTGTCCGGCGCTCGGTCGGAGGACCTGGCCAAGATCGAGGCGCTTCGTGCCACCAACATGGGCAAGCTGCAGGCGCAGATCGACAAGGACAAGAAGGCCATGCAGTACGGCCTGTCGATCAGTGATCTTTCGCCGCTGACGGACCAGGAGAAGCTGGGCGAGGCGATGAAGGAGCTGGAGCGTGCGGTGTCCGGCGGCGACACCAGTGCCGCGCAGGCGGCCGCTCAGGCCGCGCTGGGCTTTGGTCGGAACCTGTACGCCAGTGGGCAGGACTACAACAGCCTGTATGGCCGGGTCACCGGCCTCATCGATGGCATGAAGGTCGGAGATCTCAATCAGCCGGATGGCACCAGCATGGGTGCGCTGGCCGACGCCATCGAGGCGCTGCCGGACAACTTCAGCCGGGCCGTGTTCGACCTGGTCGTGAACAACGACGCTCAGACGCAAACCACCGCCGCCGTACAGCAGAGCAACGCTCTGCTCGCCGAGCAGAACCAGCTGCTCCGCCAGCTCGTGTCTACCACTACCCAGGGCGTACGCAACGCCAGCAGTTCAGCGCTGCGCGAAGCACTCAACGCGAGGTAATCAGCAATGCAAGCAAGGAAACTCACGCTGGTAGAAATCGGCGTGGGCGGGCTGCCGTCCGCGTCTCCGGTGGCGCCGCGCTTTTCCACCTGGTTCCCGGTGCCCTTCAAGGCGCCGGACGTGCCGCCGGCGAACGGGATCAATCCCACGCCGGTAGCCGACGGCGTCGTGCTCGAATGGGACGCCGTCGATCTGGAGGGTGTGATCTACGTCATCTCGCGCAGCGAGAGCCAGGACGGTCCTTGGACGGAGATCCACCGCACCACCGAGACGCGGTACGTCTACAGCGACGGCAGCGGCAAGACCTGGTGGTTCCAGATCACCCCGACCGTGCGCGGCAAGACAGGCACCGGAACCGTAGTGGGCGTTGTTCCGCCGACTACGTCCAAGGACTTGGCCGAACAGCAGGCCAAGCTGGCGGCGGAGATCAGTGCCCGCATCCAAGCGATCGCAGACGAAGCGGCTGCTCGAGCTGCCGGCCTGGCGCAGGCCGCACAGGACTTGGTCGCCGAGGCGCTGCTGCGGCAGCAGGGCGTGACTGAAGCCATGCAGGCGATCAGTGCAGAGGCCCAGGCGCGGATCGATGCCATCCTAAACGAGAAGATGGCGCGCGAGGCGGCGATCAGCCGCGAGGAGCAGCTGCGGCAGAGCGCCGATGAATCGTTGGCGCGCGCGGTGTCGGAGGTCGCGGCCGGCAGCGGGACGCAGTTCGACAGCATCAAGCTCTGGCCGTTCAATCAGACCATTGAAGGGTGGACGGGCAACGGCGCGCCGACGCTCGTGGACGGCTGGCTGCGGCCCGCCAACCATGCCACCGCACCGTGGGTGCAGTCGCCAGTGGCCTTGGCCGTAGACGGCAGCGCATACCGCTTCGTGAAGCTGCGCGTGAAGCGCGTTGGCTCGCCGACGTGGAGCGGTTTCCTCCAATGGATCACCGCCACGGACCAGGCATGGAACACGCAGAAGCGTGTGGCCATCCCGGAACCGGCGTGGGACGTGAACGGCGTTGCCACCGTCGACGTGCAGGACATTGCCTGGTGGCCGGCCACGGTGGATGCGATTCGCCTACAGCTGGGGGCGGCGCAGACCGTCGCCAACTACTACCTGATCGACTACATCGCCGTCGGTCGTCCGCAGCCCGGCGCGTCGGTGGCGTTGGTACAGGAAGAAACCCAGGCGCGTATCACCGCAGATGCCGCTGAGGCTCTCCAGCGCAACACGCTGGCCGTTCAGATGCGTGGCAACTACACCGGAACGGATCCGCTGCAGCTGACTGCAGGGCTGGCCTACGAGGAGCTGAAGGCCCGTGTGGCTGCGGACTCGGCGCAGGTGCAGCGCATCAGCACGATGGAGGCCCGAATGCCGGCCGGTGCCGGTTCGCTGGCAACCGCGGCATCGGTTACGGCGCTGCAGGAGGCGACCGCCACCACCACGAGCGCGCTGGCTCAGTCGATCACCACGATCAACGCCGCATTGCCGGCGATGATTACGCAGGGCAGCAACATGGTCCTGAATGGCTCGTGGCAGTCAGGCAAGGACGTTGGTTGGACCTACGACCCCGGCGCAACCGGCACCAGCTGGCCGGCCACGGAGGGACGTGCCGGTGGCATGTGTGTGCGCTTCGATCCGGGGGCCATCCGGCAGAAGGTTGCGTATGCCAATGGTCGCACCGCGATGCCGACGAGCCCCGGCAAGAAGTATCGCTATAGCTGCTGGTATCGCAGTACCCCGGACTTCAATGGCACGCCGGGCAATAGCAAGATGCGACTGGCGAACCAAAACGGGGAACTGATCGGCGGAGCAACGTTCTTCGTCGCGGACAAAGCTGCCTGGACCTACCTCAGTGGCGTCTACGCGCTCCCGGACAACACCTCGATCACCGGGCTGCAGTTGGGCATCTATGCCGACAACACTGCAGGTACGTTGTGGGTTGACGACGTTGTGCTGGAGGAAGTGACTGAGCTCCTGGCGAATGCCCAAGCGATCTCGGACCTCAGCACCAGCGTGACGCAGCTGGGTGACACGGTCACGTCTCAGGCAGGGCAACTGACGGCGCTTCGCAGCGACCTTACCGGCGTTTCTGGGAGAACCGACGCCAACACCCTGGCGCTGACCCAGCTGACCTCGCGCACCGCTACGGTGGAGGGCAAGGTGGAGACGATGGGCACCAGCGTAACGAAGCTGGAAGGCCAGATCCAATCTGTCGGCGGCGACAACCTGCTCTGGAACAGCAGCATGGAAGAGGGCACCCCTTCCGGGGTCAATCCTCCCACCGGCTGGAACCTTGAACGCATCCGCAGTGACGTTGGGGGCACGCTATCGGCTGTGGACTCGCCCCTGACAGGTGGCGGCAAGGCCGTTCGCATTGAATGGACAGCCATCAATGCCAAGGACTGGGTGGGCCTGAACCGTGCTGGTCCTGGCTCCAACTACGTGAAGGTGGATCCCAACACCGATTACAGCTTGTCCTCGTGGGTGCGTGGCTCGGCGGGAACGAAAGTCCAGCTCTACGTTCAGTGGATGAACGATTCGGGCGGGACGGTGTTGGGGACGGCGACCCTGCCGGAAGTGGTCATGACCAGCCAGTGGCAGCGGTTGATTCTGCCCGCTCGCTCCCGTGGCGACGCCGCACGTGCTCGCGTCTACGTGGGCCGGCAGTTCGCAGACCAGCCCGGCTCGTATGCCATTGAAATCGACAACGTGCAGTTCCAGCGTGGCTTGGTGGCCACGGAATACCGCCCGAGCGGCCAGGAGGCGATCACCGTCACGACGCAGAACGTGTCCGCTGTTTCCGGCCTGACCACCCGCATGGTCAACGCCGAGAACAAGGCGACCTCGCAGGCGGACCAGCTGACGAGCCTCACGGCGTCGGTGAACGCGAGCTTCAACCGTGGCGACAACATCAACACCAACTCCGCTTTTGACGGGTCTGCCCAGCCGTTCGCGCTTGACGGGGCGGTGGAATGGGTAAGCGGCGGGGGACAGGTCGGGTCTGCAATCCAGATGACCCACGTCGCGGGAGCGACGAACCCAGCGGTGCGAGCTAACCGTGGCGCCTGGTCTCCACTCCGGGCGGGCACTGGACGGCGCATGCGTACCGTCATCGTGGCACGCGCCACGTCGGGTTCCATTTCCTTGACAGCGCGATGCCGTGTCCGCACGGGAGGCGTGGCGGGCGAGGGCAACAACGACCAGACGACGCCCGTTCTGACCACTGCCTGGCAGCGGTTCGCTTTGGAACACCCCATCGGTGATGACCGCACCGAAGTAATGTCCCACGTGTGGGCAACGAACCGGGGAACCGGAACTGCTGTGGTGCTGGTGGATCGCATCGAGTTCTACGACGTGACCAACGAGCTACTGATCAGCGCCAACGCATCGGCAACGGCCGGGCTCACCACGGCGGTGAACCAGCAGGGCAGCAAGCTGGACGCGACTGCGCAGGACCTGGTGAGCCTGAAGACGCAGGTTGGTGATGTGTCGGCCAGCGGCTTCAATCAGCTGAAGACCCAGGTCACGCAGCAGGGGCAGACGCAGTCGACGCAGGCGCAGCAGATCACGGGCATCCAGACCTCGCTCGGTGGGAAGGCGGACGCCGCAGTGATTGTGGACATGCAAGCTCAGGTGAAGAACCTGGGGCAGTCGGGAAACCTGCTGGCGAACAGCACGTTCCCGTTCTGGCAGCGCTCGGGTTGGGGATGGGGCCGTAACGTCCACTTCAGCGAACTAGGAAACCCCACGGGCGGGGCGGGCCAGAATTGGGCCCCGCGTGGCATGTTCGGCATAGGGGCGACGGCGGGGTTCCAGTGGGCGTGGGGTCCGGACGATGTGCACTGGGGAGGCACCGAGTACGACATTCCGGTGGAGGCCGGTAAGACTTACTGCGCCTCTACGTGGGTTAACACCCACCGTTGCCAATTCCTCGTGGAAATCACGTGGGTAGGCCAGGACGGCGGTTCCGTTGGTCTCGTCCAGTCGCCGTGGGTTGGGCCATCTGGCATCGGCCCGAATGCTTCCCTGATATCGATGCCCCGCCCATTCGTCATCGCCAAGGCTCCGCCGAACGCGTTTGCGGCACGGTTCCGGTTCCTGATCCGTGGCTCAAACGAAGCCAACCCGTACTTCTGGATGTACCGCCCGATGTTCAGCATGGTGGATGCGGGCACTACCCAGCCGCCGCAGTGGAGCGCGGGTGGTACGGAATCTAGCGCTCAGTGGGGCGTGAACGTTCGCGCTGACGGAAAGATCGGCGGCATCCAGCTGGCGGCCAATGGCCTGGTCTCCTCGTTCGACGTGGTGGCCGACATATTCCGCGTGTCGTCGCCTTCGGGTGGCCAGCGCACGGAGTACAGCGACGGGAACTGGCGCACCTACTACCCGAATGGGCAGCTCGCCACGCGCATGGGTTGGTGGCAGTAGCAAAAGGCGGGAGTGGCAAACGCCCTCCCGCCAATCATTAGAGGAGTAGAGCACATGCCCGCAGGCATCCAGACCTTCAATCCTGACGGGTCGTTGGAGATTGATTACACGACCCGCTTGGGGTTGTTCATCGGCACTGTTCAGACCGACGCCGTGCACGGTAATTCGACTTGGGTGGGACCGCTGCCACCTGGGGATTTCCTTTTCTATGTGGTGCCTCCGCCGGCACAACCTGGCCGCACGCCAACCGTTTGGTACTCGGATGGCCGGGTCTATTGGGGAACGGATGTGGATGCCAACGGGCAACCAGTCTTCTCCCTGGTCCCGGCAACTGTGCTGTACGGAGTGCACTGATATGCCAGCAGGCTTTGAGGCGTACACTCCATCTGGAACAGTGCAGGTCCGCAGTGATCTGCTTAACTTCCACCTGCGCCACAAGTTCGATATCAACGAAGCTGGCGCCGTTGCGTACCAGGTGTCGGGGATCGTAGTAACGCGATACGTCACGCGTGACTTCCAGGCCAAAAGCCCCGTGGTTGCGGTCACCGGTCCGAACAACAACTTCGGGCTCAGCGTCATTCTGACCAATCTCGGCGGCAACAACTGGCGGGTGTCAGCCTATACCGGCTCGTCGCTTGTCTTCGGTACGGTGTGGGTATACGACTCGGTTGTGACTGGAACGCCGGGCAAGACCGGAATCGAGGTGTACCGCGAGCACACCGGGGAGCTGGCTTTCGCTTCCTGGGCGAAGCCCCTACGCATCATGGGCGTAACTACTGCCCCATTCGGGGCGGCAGAGGGGGCCTATATGCAAGTCCCGGCCGGTCGGCGCTACGCGGTGATCTCGTCTCGTTCGTGCCAGCGGATCGAGCGTGGTGTGGGGTTCCGGTTGACCGGGCCGCAGGGGGACGGGACGGGCTCAGCGGGTTCGGGGCGCTTCTACTATGCCGGCGCGACTGCCCTGATCCCCCAGTCCGACAACGCCACGCAGTTCAGCGCATCCGGACACTTTGTGCTGATCGACGTGACCGGCCACTAAGCTGCAGCGTCACGGCGAATGAACGAAGGGGCGTGTCAGATTGCGCCCATGTGCTATTCCGCCCAGATCACCGCCGCCTATCAGAAGCTGGTCCGGATGACCGGCGCCACGCTGTCGCTGCAGGAGTTCGCAGCGCTCTACGCCCACGACCCGGGCAAGAAGCGGCCCAAGACCCCGAAGGCGATGGACGATGCCTTCCGGGCCGGGACGAGCCCGGCGGAGCTGGCGGTGTGGGCTGAGGTGGAGCAGTGGAACCGAGCCGAGGCCGCGGTACTGGAGCAGGAGCTGTTCGCCAACCGCAAGCGCCTGGCCGATGCCGAGCGCGCGCTGCAGGTGAAGGAAATCAAGAAGGCCCGGGAAGATGTGCGGATCGCCGGCAACAAGATCGATCGCGCCCTGGCCAAGCTGGCCGATCTGAAGCGCACCGAGCCGAAGGACCGAGATAGCCGCATCTTCCCCGGCGTGTATGCCCCGGTGATCGTCTCCGAGGGCGGCAAGCTGGTGATCCGGCCCATGCGCTACCAGTGCCGTCTGGCTGGAAAGCCGGCCAACTATGACCAACGCTTCCCCGGCACCTACAACGCCCGTCGCGACAGCCTGGAGAAGTTCTGGGCACCGGCCTTCGGCCACACCCACGGGCTGATGGTGGTCGACACGTTCTACGAGAACGTCGAGGGGCCGGATGGGAAGAATCAGGTGGTGCAGTTCACGCCGCGCACGGGCGAGCCGATGCTGGTGGCGTGCCTGTGGTCGCACTGGAAGGATCCCGCCGGCAAAGAGCCGGATCTGCTTTCATTCGCCGCCATCACCGACGACCCCGAGCCCGAGGTGGCCGCCGCCGGCCACGACCGGACGATCATCAACATTAAGCCAGAGCACGTGGACGCCTGGCTCAATCCGGACCCGGCCGACCTGGCAGCGCTGTACCGGATCTTTGACGACAAGCGGCACCCGTTCTACGAGCACAAGCTGGCGGCGTAGGGAGAAACCCGAACGTCAGTGGGTGGTTGCCCGATAGCGCAGAGCCGCAAGGGAAGGCATCCTGACCATGCCGGATCCGGGGCCGCAGGCAGCTCAACCCGGGGGCGCGTGAGCAGCGCCGCGCCGGCACAGAGTCGAGCCAGACTCGACTCTCCCCGAACGATTCAGGCAGGTCGCAGACGCGTTCGCAGGATCTGCGACGGCCGGCCGTATTCTTCCGGCCATGCTTCCCTCGCACGGCTACCAAGGCTTCCGAGCCGCCCCAATTCCCTCTGGCTGGGTCCAGACGGGTGAGCGCTGGGCGCTCTGGTACAACGGCCGCGAGACGGCCAGCGTCACGCCCGATGGCGGTCCTGGGGTCCGGCTATGGATGGAAGGCCAGAAGATGTGGCAGGTGAAGGAAGTCCGCGCCGCCAACGTCCGGCAGGCGAAGCGCTACGCCGAACGTTGGTGCGCGGCCAGGCTGTATCCCGAGCTGCCGCTGCGTAAAGCCGTCGCCCGGCTGACCGACAGCACTCCGATCCAGTTGCCCCCGCCACTGCCCGGCCTGCCGCCAACCCGTGAGCAGCAGCAACAGGCTCGGCGCCTAGCAGAGGCCGGGCGGTTGGAACTGGCGCGAATCAAGGAAGCGCTGGAGCCGCGCCAACCGCCGAAGGAGACCAAGCCCAGGGCGAAGGACCCTATGAAGGCTTGGGTGAGGGCGGGACAACGCCAGTTGCGCCATACGATCTGACCCCGGAGGCTCCAGAAACTGAGTTTGCGTTGTTGTGCCGCAGGGGCTGCAGACGAGCAGCTCCAGAAATGAACTCAATGCACGTTGTTGATGCTTCTACAGAGTCAGGCAGACTTCCAAGCCGCTCTCGGATCCTCGCTGGGTCTGCGCAAAGGACGAGCCGGAGCTGAGCTTCTCCAGTCCGGTGCAAATGATACCGGCGGCGTTCCCCATCAGAATTTCCCTTTTTTCCTGTCTTGTTTGAACTGCTCGGCAAATTCGCTCACCTTTGCCTCTAGCTGACGCCCGATGTTCGTCATGTACTGGACGTGTCCCTTCAGTTTTTCAAGTTCTTGGTCTAAGTGCGATACTGGCATTAGTCCATACTGCACGTTCGCTTCTTCATGATCTTCAAATCTTGGCGCGCCATCTGGAATCTTTTGGCTAGCTAGATTTGCTGTGAAGAAAATATAGGTGTCGTGCCCCGGTATTCGGCGGCCGGACCAATGGGCAAACATGTGCCTAATAGTTCGGTGCATGCCCAAGATTTCAGTTACTTTGCTCAGTCCTTCCGACACATCTTTATTCCAAACGCAGTCAGCAGCGTGGCGCTTAAGGTGTTCGATGGTGTCTTTGTCGTTGAGTTTAGAAGCGTACGAGGTCGGTTCTCCCGACTGAATTTGCTCCAGTAGATTGATGATCCGCCGTGCCTCAAAATCTGCAAAGCAATAGGTCTGAACGAACAGCCCTATCCTGAAATAATCATCCCTTTCAAGAGGGGCGGTGTCGTTGAGTACATGCCGCAACGACATTCTTGCCTGTTCCAGTTTCTTTATTTCATCCATTGTCGCCTCCCTGCCTGGGTTCGGATGTGGACACTCTGCGCTGTGGCTGAGCGCTCGGATGGCGAGCATACCTCAGCAGCTGTATCGGGGTGTCTGAAGCCTCTAGCCCGCTCCGCAATCGCTCAGGGTGTTGCGTTTCTCTCGGCAAAAAATGAGCCCGCAGTGTGGTCTATTGCGGAGCGGAAATCATAATTAAGCCATTGAAGTGTATGGATTGCTTGCGAGCTTCCCAAGCTACTGACGTGGGTTCGATTCCCATCGCCCGCTCCATGTCTCCAGGGTATTCACCCCAGGCAGGCGCGGCGCACTCGTTGAACCACACCCAGGTCGAGCGTGTGGCAGCAGCGCCAGAATCTCTTTCCTCAGTGTTGGGCTGTGGCTCCTCCGAACCACAGCCCGAGTGGCTTATGCGCCCGCTTGCGCAGCCGCGTCCTTGGCTGCGGCAGTTACAGAGCTCCCGAAACCGGTATAGGTCGATCCGTTGCAGTGCAGGTATGCGCGGAAGACGACGCCATTCAACTCGGCGTTGTCAAAATAGCAGTGCGTACCGGTCTTGGATGATTTCTTCACAAGCCGCATTGCCATCGCGTTTGAATCGTCGACGCTGGAGCCAAGGCCGGCAACGCTCCAGGATTGGCCCGGGCGAGTGCAGCTGTAGGGATACTTATAGCCATGTGCCGACCCATAGTAGTAGTCGACATTGCACCGCGCCTGCGTCGCCGCCAGGGTGATGGCCAGCTCAAGCAGGTTCTGTCCCGCAGTGGTGGTCGTCATGCCATAGGCGGAAATCGGAGTGGAACTGCACTCTCCTTTGATACCCACACCCGGTGCCGGGATGCTGACATAGGGATCGCGTGCGAAAACACTGCATACCGGGCCTTCCTCGGCGACGGCCAGGAAGCCATTGGTGTTGGCCGTCGCAGCATCGATATTGCTGCCAACGCCCGCGACCGTACCGTTCTTGCCGCAGCGCCGGATCACCACGCCTCCGCCGTTCGGCAGCATGTCCATGCCGGGGTCGCAGATGCCCGGCCCGATCGATGCTGCTGCGGCTCTGGCGTAGTCACTTTCTGCGTTTGCGGCCATCGGGGCCTGGGTGGAAAGCAGTGCAAGCATCAGCGGAAAAGAAATCGCAGCCAT